TACTTACAGCCCCCTTTGTTCTTTTACGCCGATTTTCTAAAACTTTGCCGCAGCCCCTAGCAATAACTCCACCGTTGGCTTTTTTTACCACTTTGGCGGCTTTGGTGTTCGAAACAACTTGCTTTCCTTTAGCGCCTTCACGCTTTTTTTTACGAGCCGTCGAAGCCCTTTCAGACTTGCTAAGACTATTAGCTTTAGATCGAGGTAGGCACCTATCAGGATTTTTTTTATTCTTTGAAGTGCCACATTTACCCGCGATATTGCCTTGGCTATCAATTCTGACCCAATCTTCATCGACCCAATCCTTCAACTTGCCCATTATTTCTTTTTCCCCTTACTTTTTTTTGCATAGTTAGGGTCTTTACAATATTTAGAGGCTGCCATGTTGGCATAAGCACTAGGATAAGTGTCAAAAGTACGTTCGGCCCACGCCTTTCCTTTGGGGCATATCTTGCTTCCCTTGCTTTTAGAAGAAGCCTTTTTGGATTTTTTTGAGTAAGCCACAGCGTCACCCTAAAAATTTCTGCACAAAAGGTGCAATTATAATCAGTACCGCCAATGCCCAAAGTTTAACGTCCAAGGCCGATAACGAGCTTTTATGCTCGTCCAACCTTTCCTCTATCCTCTGGTATCTAAGATTACATTCAGCTTCGTGTTTCTCCAACTTAGCTAAAACTTCTTTCACGGTCATCCAATCCTCACCACGCTTTGCACGACCAGTATCTGGCGCTAAATTTGTCTTTCGCCGTGTCGCAGTTGTGACGGGCTCTAAAGCTTTTCCTCCGGGCGGGTTGGTCTTTTTTGATAGACATTTTACTGTCTCCAAACCTGACGAGCTTAATTTCGTTGCCTTTTTTTGCGAGGACGGCGCTTTTTTTCGCTTTCCCCGGCGTCCTTTTTGGTTTGTTAAATCCGGCAAACGTTTCACCCCTATATTTTATGCGACCTGACGGAGTTCTTGTAACGTCTTTGGTAGTTGCCATCTCAAACCTCAGTTATAAAACACCGTTGCGTTTGTCACGTTTGTCAAAACAGCAAAACAACCATCCGGGAACAACATGCCCTCGTCTGGAACGTAAACGTTGTCATCAGTGTTATCCGCAAAAGCTAATGTCAGGAAAGTAGTTCCAGTAGCGTCAGAACCATTCTTTAAAACTAATGTGGGACTTGATCCACACTGGTAGTGAATAGCTTTAACGCGAGTTCGACCAGCGAAAACGGCTCCTGACGCGGTTAAGTATGTTGCTTTTACATCAGATGCCATTTTATACCTCTAACTATGGAAAACCGTTACAGACGTACACGCAGTAAACACCGAAATATAAACGTCACTGACCCTTATACCTTCATCGGGAATGTTAACGGAGTGTGTATCTGAAGCGTCCAAATCCATGTCCAACACTGTTGCACCACCGTTACCGTTGGTAAAAGTGATGCGTGGCGAACCGGAAGTTGTTTTTACTTGAACTTGACGAATACGTGCAGGACCGACACCGGCAGAGCCGGTGGCAGTCAGACGGATCGCTCTTACATCAGAACCAGCCATGTAAACCCCCTTTAAGCGAGGTTAGCGTTTTGCTGATACAGAATCGTTACTCGAATTTCACCAGCGTTTGTTGCGCCAGTAGTTGTCCAAGTGATTCTTTTGTCCGCGGTTCCAATGTCTGCCCAAGCCAATGCACCACCTGCTTCAGTAGTGGGATATTTACGTCCAGCACCAGAGGCTACAGTGATTGAAAAGCTATTTACAAACGTAGCATTACCGCCAACCGTATCACCAACACTAAGTACCGCGGTAGCGTTGCCCATTGCAGTAGGACAATCAATTACGCAGTCAATGATTTGTGAGTTAGCTGGAATAACAACGTCAGTAACGTTAGCCGCAGAAGCGCCGCCTGCTAGGGATGTACCCGTAGAGAACGTTTGCGCCATAACGACTTGGCCAGTGTTTTTAATATTTGTACCAAGGGATGTACCCGTGGTTTCTTTGATGGTTCCAGCTTTAATAGGGCCGGAAAAAGTTGTAGTACCCATATGTATCTCCTGTCTTGGGTTATGTCAGACGCACCATGCGGCTGTCAGGGATACTAACAGGATACAATAAGAATACAGAAAAAGAAAGGGGCAACTTTCGTTGCCCCTTCCAAGTCTACAGGGAGAAGTTAATATGAAATCAACTACCCCTTTATAGCACAGTTTACGCTCCGGGTGTACCGAAAACTGAACGCCAGTCCGATACTCCGAAAGAGTAACGTTCTCTAGCCTTGAAGCGCATGTTGCCGGTGTCAAAGTCACCTTCCATTGCCGTTTTAATAGGCGAACGGTTGAAGAATTTGAAGCCGTTAGGCGCATCAGTCTTGATGAAGTATGCGTCTGAGTCAGTCAGGAAGTGGTTAACCACTGCTCCATCAGGAATCATACCCATGTTCTTCATAGCGTTGTTGTCGTTGTCAGCAGTGCCCGAACGCAAGTTAGAGTTTAGAACTCTCTCTGCGATGAACTGAAGCTCTTTAGGAATAATAAGCTTCATGCCGCGTACAGCGATCTTTAGACCACGCTCATCGGTCATACCAGCAATCTCAATCAGCATTTGCTCAAGCGAAGTTTCGTTGAGGTCAGCCGCTGTAGCGAGAAGGTTGCTCTGGTTACCAGACAAACTTGGGTGAGCCGCCGAACATAGTGCTGCACCATCACCAATTGCAGAAGCACCCGCTGTGAACGCATTGTTCAGGATAGCGGCAGCCTTGATCTGCTTGGTTTGAGCCATTGAACGAGCCAATGCCTTGGTGTAACGCGACGCTAGTCGGTCATACAAGTTATCTTCGATGGCTTCTTCAGTAATACTGAAGGCCAACGCGATGGTTTCGTGAGTGTAACGAGCGGTATAAGTCTCTTGTGCATCGTCAAAGCTGATGGCAGTGCCTTCGCCTTTAACAGGTGCAGTCGAAAAACCGCCAAGCATAACTTCCTCTTCAAAGGCTCTGTCCGAAGACTCTTCCTCAAAGATTTCTCCATGCTCGTTTTCGTAACGATTATATTCCAATCCAAACAGTGCATTTAGACCGGGTTCTAGCTCTTTCGCTAATTGTGCGCGAGAAATAGCCATTGTTTAGCCCTCCTTAAATGCCCGTTGTAGACGCAGTAGTCTGCGAATCAAAACGGCTACTTGGTGAATTGAAATGAGCGTTTAGTCTCACAATTAAAGGAATACCGGCAGCAGTGTAATCACTGTTACCTGCGTCATCCATAATACCAACTATACGAAGCGGAAGCGTCGCAGTAGTATTAATTGTTGAAACGCCCAAGGCGGATGTTGAACTACCGTTGTCGGTAGAACCTGACCTAGCAGATGTGCCAAGTGACGCATTCGCGAAGACTGCGGCTTGAGCAGTTGCTCTGTCAGTCAAAGAAGCGTCAGACGCTACTTTGAATAGTTGGTTTGGATTGTCTGCAACAAACGCTTTCACAGGATGATTTGTGTCAACGCTTACTGCACCCGATCCGGGCCAGTAGTTAATAAAAACCGGTTTCTTTGAAACCGAATCGACGTACTCCACCCCCATCAGGACACCTAACGCTTGCGTAGTACCACCATTGGTAGCACCTGCTTGGTCAATAACGCCAGCGGCCAGAGGGACGCAAATAGCATATTGATAAATAGCATTAGTGTTATCGGATGCGATTTCGTACTGAGTTACCCCAGTAGAATTAGCCGCAGAGCCGGTAAGCCCGATAGGACGAAGACCATAGGCAGTATTTGAGTTTGCCATTTTAGTTTCTCCTAATTAGGGCAGTCCATTATCTTTTTGGACCACCGAAGGTTACACGAGATTGACGATCAGCATTGCTGATCTTCATGGTTGAGTGTGCATTCTCGCGCATCATATCGTGATCTACCGCATCCATTTGGTCTTGACTACGTTGTTTAAAGTAATCAGTCCTCTCGGCTACAGTTTCTAACGGTATTCTGGCAAGAAGCAGTCCGCCTACTCCAAACACACCTTGATATTTACCTGATTCGACAACTGGCGATTCAAAATCGGGGTATTCATCCTTACGGACCAATTCCCAACCTTCACGCATTTTGGCACTGATGTTCTTAGTATCATCAAATCCACGCGTCTCCGCACGAATCCAGCGATGCTTAAAGCCATCAGGGGCAGGTGGTGCATCTAACATTGACGGGGGAGCCCAAGGCTTACGAATTGCCTGCTTCTCCCTAGTTTCGTTGGCGCGAGAAGTTCTCTTTATGGCGGAACCCATTTCTTTATCTTGTTCTGTCATATCTTTTACTCCTTCACGTATTTCGCATATTCTTCAAGCGGCACACCCAATTTTTTCGCTATCGCGACTTGGCTAGGGGTGAGTCTAACCTTTTTCCCACTGCGCCCAGATGAACTTCTTGAGGCTCCTACAACCGTCTGAGCGGGTCGTCTGTTAGAAGCCGTAGCACCCGTATTAAACTTAGAAGCAATACGGTTGTCTAACTCAGTATAGTAGTCATCGCTCTGCGGGTCAAATCCTTCCTCTTCCACTAACTTTTTATGAATACCAAATGCGGCATAAGTCATGGCTTCGTCGGACCCAAACCAACTGTTTTTAAGAGCCCACTGTTCCGCTTTAGGATCAGGTCTCTTAGGTTGTTGGGCAGGCATTGGTTGACGTACTTGTTGTTGTGCAGCAGCCTGTGCTTGTTGCTGCGCACGTGCAGATTGCGCTTTCGCTTGTGCAGCGCGGTCTGCCTGAATTGCTAAATTAGTTAAAGCACGTTGTGCTTGAACAGTTGCAGCACTGTCACCTATCTCAATAGCTCTCGCAAGCGCAGCTTCGGCTTGTTGCATTTGAGTTGTAACACGGTTGGTGTATTCAGACACGTAGCTAGTGTCCAAATTCTGCATACGCTGCTTGAGTTGCTGAGACTCATTCTGTACGCCTTGAGCGTAGCGAATAGCCTCTTGTTCGCGCCTTTCAGCTTCGCGCATCTTTTTGGTAAGCCGGTCGATACGCTTTTGCGTAGCCGTCTCGGCTTTTTGAAACTGATCGTCGTTACTATCAGCCTCCCTTGATTCTGTATGATCCTCATTAACCTCTACTTCGGTTTCTTGAGAATCGCCCAAGTCTAGTTCGACTTGTTCTTTTTCGGCTTCAGCCATAACAATCTCTCCTTACGTTAATTGGTGAATATCTTCTGGGTCCAAGATAGTGGACAAGATTTCGTCGTCGTTAAGAATACGAACCTCACCGCCATCAATTTGGAAACGCGACCCGGCGTAACGTGCAAACAAAACCCACTGTTTTGCTTGGCACCATGGTCCTGATGGGAACTTTTCCTTGTCCGCATAGGCCAACGGGCCAACTTTAAGAACGTACCCAACCTGTGTGGAAACCTGACTTTTTTCCTGCACTTCGTTAGGCAAGAAAATACCGCCAGCGGTCTTTGCTTTACCTTGATAAGGAAGAACTAAAAGTCGCCATCCGGTAGGTTCAGGCATTCTTTCGAGAAGGGATTTACCAATTGCCTCTGGATTGAGACGTGGCTTTTCTGTGTACGCATCAGCTAAATTAGGCTTATCGTCTTTCTTAGCCTCTGATGGTTTTTTGATCGGCTCTGACGGACCAGATTCTGCTTGTATGTTAAATGCAGCATTTGGTGCAGCAGACAAATCAATTTTTGTTGATTTAGTCATTAGATCGCTCCTGTTTATCTAGCAGGCTCTTGAGTTCCTGTTCCACGTGATTTAGACATTCCATGTTGCCCATAAGCTCACGATATTGCTCCATAGATTTAACGTTTCCATAAATCATTAAATCCGTCACCGATTGTCGCCTTTCTCTCAAGATTCGAAAGACCGCTTCGGCTATATAAATGTCATCCATTTACTCCTCGCATAATATCGAACAATGTCTGATATTATCGTAGCACATTATATATAAGATGTGCTAGGACAAACTACAAACTTATGCGATTACCTCAAAATGTGGACCATCAATAAATGGCCGCCTACCTTGGCTTCTTCGTAGATCAATGTACGCGTTCATAGCGTCCTCTGCGGTGCCTTCATACTCTCGTATGTCACCCTCAGACCACGCTGCGCCCCACTTAATCGACACACCCACTTCAATGGCGGCCTGTTTAAAAGCGTCACAAATGTCATCATAGACATTAATTTCCCAAACTACGTCTGAGCCATCGTAAGCTACAACGTCAACAGCATGTGAGTAGCCGTCTTCCTGTACTAGATGTTTTGATTTCATAGTCTGTGATCGACCAGACTTGTACAAACGCTCTTGCTCTGCGAGTTCTCGCACACCATAGGTGACACCAAAGTCCACCTTAGTATATTGAATTGCTTTAGCTACAACCTGCTGTAGCTTTGGGTGTACGCCGTCTAGTTTATCTAGGCTGCGTTGTGATAATTTGAAGCTCATTTTGCTACGCCTTTCGTCTTTTCGAATGATCTGAGACCGCCCAGACCCAACATACCCATCAGAACGGGCATCATCACGCCCATGTCGGCTTGTGGAATGGTCACACCAAATCCTGCTGCGATGGGGGATATTAAGAAATTTACGGCTAAACCAAGAACGCATACATGTCCACATAAGGGCCTCCAAGAAGATTGAAAGAAGTTCCCTTTTGCGTCTGCGGTGTTTAGTGCGATTTGTGCAAGGGCAATCTCCTGCCCGTGCTTTTCGGCCATGGTACTAATTTCGTGGGCCAGCTTTGCCTTTTGGTCTTTGTCTTCGACGAATTTATCAAGAAGGCCTGTAACTGGTCCTATAAGTTTTTCTATCATAAAAAGCCTCCTGCGACTTTACGCATTTTATCTTATACGCAAAAAGAATATAAATAAAGAGCCTTATTACTTTTTAGCCAGCCAACCACTTTACCCATACCATCAACAATATAAATCCGCCTACCACCATAGATACCGCAAGAAAAATGGCAAAGTATTCCATGTTTTTAGCTTTTTGGCGTTTACGCGCAGTCTCTTCTTCCCGGCGTTTTTTACGTGCTTCGGCCTGAAAACGGACCCAATCATCATACAATCCGGGACGGCCATACAAGCGCATCATGCTGGTAAGTTCTTTTTCAATCTCATTGATTTTTTCAAGAGCCATAAACTCTTCAAAATCATTATCAGTCTTACCACCAAGGACTGATAAAATGCTTTTCTTTTTCTTTTCGCCACGGTTTTTTAAGTCTTCTTTAGCGCCCACCATTTGTCCGATAGCGCCCATGGCGTCAGACAAATCACGACCGTTCGCGACAAATTGTTTTAAAACATTAAACCCAGCATTAAATGCGGCTAACTCTGCTATCAATTCGGTTGCCCCCGTTTTTTACATTAGCCACCGCCAGCCAACGATCCAATACCTTCTTGCGATTCAGGTCTTTGGAAAGGGTTTGTGCTGTTTGCAGGGACAGTAGGTTGCGCACCGGTAAGTCCAAAGCTACTTGCTGACCTTACGTTCATAGGTCCGGCATACGATTGCG